AAGATGCTTGTATTCATTTACAAGTGGAACACCATAGGAGAGTTTATGGAAAAAGTTTATTTAATAAAAAATGGAGTAGTAGTTCACACTTCAAATCCAAATTTATTTCTAGCCGATGGTTGGACACATAAGCATAACAATCCAGAAGCTAAAAAACCAGTAGGGAGAAAATATGGCAAAAAGAAAAAAACTACAAAATAAAGAAGGCGATATCGTTGAGGTTTGGGAAGATCAAGTAGCAGACCTTAAAGAAGCTGGTTGGAAAGACCCAGCAGAAAAAAAGTCTAAACCAAAACCAAAATCATTTAATACAGAAGAAGGAGAAGAATAATGGCTGTACATACAGGAAGTGCTGGTCTAGTAAAGGTTGGCGGAAACACAGTAGCAGAAGTAACAGGATTTACTATTGAAACGACTGCTGATGTAATCGAAACAACTGCACTAGCAAACTCAGCAAAATCATTTGTTGCAAGTAGATCAACATTTACAGCAACGATTGAGTGTCATTTTGACGAAACAGATACAAATGGTCAAAGAACTTTGATCGAAGGTGCATCAATAAACATATTCCTACACCCAGAGGGTGCGGATAGTGGGGATTTTGTACTGCAAGGTGCTTGTATTGTAACTGGTAACTCAACTTCAGTAACTATGGACGATACGATTAGACAATCTATATCTGTTCAAGGAACTGGTGGAATAACTAGAACTACAGTATAATTTGACAAATAATTAAGAATACTTTAATAATTGCGTATGTCTGCAATCGACAAAATCAGAGACCATTATAATTCATTAAGTAAAGGTGAACACAAATACTTTGAAGAATGGGACTTAACTTTTTATAAAGAGCCAATCAATCTTGAAAAAAAAGGTAAGTTATTTAAAAAGATGGAACTTGATGCAATCGAGGGTTTGGCATACGCACTAATAGAACTTGCCTTAGACGAACAAGGTAAGAATTTATTTACATTAGAACATAAAATGACATTGATGAAGAAAGCTGATCCTGATGTTTTGTCAGAGGCGGCTACTTGGTTGATGCAAACACCTACAAAAAAAGACATTAAAAAAAAATAGATAACGACCACGACTACAATACGATAGTTCAGTTGGCTGATTATCTTAAATTACCTATACATCAAGTTATGGAGTTCTCAGTTGAGGAGTTTATGACTTGGATAATATTTTTAGAAGATAAAAGAAAAAGAGAACAGCATGAGGCAAATGTTGCTCGAATGAAATCGAAATCTAGGAGATAAATGACAAAAAAAGTTAATATAGATATAGTCGCAAGAGATAAGACCAAAAGAGCCATAGATAAATCTAAAAAAGGTCTTGGTGGATTAAAGACTGCGGCTCTTGCTGTAACTGCGGCTCTTGCTACAATGGGTGCTGGAAGGGCAATATCAGGACTTGTCAATGTTGGCAAGGAAATGGAAAGTTTAAATATTAGGTTTAAACTTTTATTTGGATCGGCTCAAGAAGGTGCAAAAGCATTTGATACATTAACATCATTTGCGGCTAAAGTTCCATTTAGTCTAGGTGATATTGCGGCGGCTTCTGGTAATTTAGCGGTTGTTGCAAAAGACGCAAAAGAACTTAACGATATTTTAGAAATAACTGGTAATGTTGCTGGTGCTACTGGTCTAGATTTTCAAACTACTGCTAGTCAAATTCAAAGAGCCTTTGCTGGTGGTATTGCAAGTGCTGATATCTTTAGAGAAAAAGGTGTCAGAGATATGCTTGGTTTTTCCGCTGGTGCAAAAATATCAGTAGAAGAAACAAGAGAAGCCTTTGCTAAAGTATTTGCTGGTAATGGTGAATTTGCTAAAACAACTCAAGAATTAGCTGGAACTCTTGAGGGAACATTGTCAATGATAAATGACAAGTTTTTTGCTTTTCAGGTTGCAATAAACAAAGCATTTTTTGAAGAATTAAAAACACAATTTGGCGATCTTAATGAATTTTTAGCTGAAAATGAAAAATCAATCCAATCATTTGGAGAAGCAACTGGTGAAGCATTAGCAAAAGTATTAGGAGATACAGTCGGTATACTGGCAACATTTGAGGCTGGTGTTGGTGCTGTAAGTAGAACAACTGAAGTTGCTTCAGAAAAAAGTAGTATTTTTGGAACAATTTTAGATGCTCTAAAACTAAAATTTCAACTTACACCAGCGATAATAAGGACAACGATAGACGAGTTTATTTCTCTAGGTGATACTTTTGATGAAATTGCACCTAAAATTGAAAATAATAATGGCTTAATGACTGATGCTCAAAGAAAGCATGGCGGTTTAGCTACAATAATAAGCGAAGAAACCTCTCCAGCTGTTACGCAATTAGAGCAAGATATATTAGATTTAGAAGAAGCATTACAACCTTTAGGAAATGCCTTTGATACTGCATTTAAACCTTTAGATGATGCCCTAGAAAAACACGAAGAAGATAGAAAAAATAAACTACAACAGTCATTTCAAAACTTTAAAGATGTTAAGTTTAAAGAAATAGATTTCCAAAAGATGACTGATAAAGAAGCCCAACAAATGACAAGAGAGGGTTTCAGAACAGCACTTCAAGAAGGTGCAAAACATAACAGAGCATTATTCAGAATTAATCAAGCTATGAATATTGCCAATGCAATTATGAACACTGCAACTGGTGTAACAGAAGCATTAAAACTTGGTCCAATTATTGGTCCACCATTAGCACTTGCGATAGGAGCTATGGGTGCTGTTCAAGTTGCCACGATTGCGGCTCAACAACCACCAGCACAATTTGGTGGAGCAAGAGTTGCTAATCAACCATTCTTAGTTGGAGAAAAAGGACCAGAATTATTTACACCAGCTACCGCTGGAACAGTAACACCTAATCACCAACTAGACTCTGCACCAACTCATGTAGTTTTCAATATCAACACAGTTGATGCAAAAGGTTTTGGTGCTTTATTAGATACGAGAAAAGCACAGATAGTTAATATGATTAATTCAGCTAGAAATCAGAAAGGACAAAGTAATATTGTATGAGTGGTAGTTTTCCATCAAGCCCAGAGCCATCTAGTATTAATATTAAATCTAACCAAACAACTATGGTTAGTGTTGCAATATCAGGTAGGCGACAAGCTAGACAATTACAAAACCAAAGATGGTCAATGGAAGTTGGTTTCCCACCAATGACAAGATCAGAGTTTGCACCTATTATGGCTTTTATTGTAAGTCAAAGAGGAAAGAAAGAGAGTTTTCAATTTACTCCTGTAATTGTAGATGATGCTTTAGGGGTAGAAACAGGAACAGTATTAGTAAATGGAGTTCATGCTGTTGGTGATACGACTATTGCTATGGACGCATTTGCGGCTGATGGATCAGGAAGATTTAAAGCTGGTGATTTTATTAAGTTTGGCGGTCATACAAAGGTTTATATGGTTGTTTCAGATGTGACTTCATCAAGCAATGCGGCAACAGTAACGATAGAGCCACCATTGACTACTGCTTTATCTGATGATGACACAGTTGTATATGATAGTGTTCCATTTACAGTTGCATTAAGCAATGACATTCAAGAGTTTGGTATACCGAGTGATGCTTTTTTTAGATATGAAATGAAGTTTATTGAGGTTATTTAATGTCAAGAGGATTACATTCTGATCTTCAAACGGAACTAGCAACTGACCATTTAGATCAAATACATTTAATACAGTTTGAAATAGGCGGAGTTACATATTACAGAACAAGTGCATACTTTGATATTACATACGACAGCAATACATATACTGCATCTGCTGATTTAGTAAATATTCCAACCATCAGTGAGTCAAGTCAAATATCAACTTCAAATGTTTCATTTGTTTTGACTGGAGTCGATCAAACATTTCTTGCATTGTTTTTATTAAACAATCATATTCATAGACCAGTTACAATATTTCGTGCTTACCTGAATGATAGTGGAGCATTAATTAACAACCCTTTTAAAATTTTTCTTGGATACATTTCAAGTTATTCAGTAAATGAAACAACAACTTCAAGTCAATTAGTGGTTGTATGTCAAAATCACTGGGCAAACTTTGATATGAAAAGAGGAAGAAGAACTAATGACAATTCTCAACAGATACAATTTAGTGGAGACAAATTTTTTGAATTTTCAAATTCTTTAATTGTTGATTTAGAATGGGGTAAACAGAATGACAACACCTAAATATAAGGTTATCAAAGCCAAAAAAGAACACATTAAAATTCTTCAAGAGTTTGTTGCTAAGATGATAAAAAATGCTGATATGGTTTTTCCACCTATAAATATGATGAAAGCTAGTCGCTATGGTGCAAAGATGATTGAAGATGAATGTGTTTTATGTTTAGTACATGAAAAAAAAGTTGTTGGATCTGTTTGCGGTTCTATTGCCCAATGGTGGTTTGCAGATACAAAGGTTTTACATGAAATGGGTTTCTGGATAGAAAAAGAACACAGGAGTATAGAAACGGCAACAATGTTATTAGATGGATTTAAAAAAATAGCTGATAAAAATGCAGTGCCTTGTTTGTTAAATACACTTGATGGTAGAGAAATACCAGCTAGAGAAAAATTATTTTCTGATGCTGGATTTCGTAGAGTAGGTCATAAATACGGATATGGTTTATAATGTGTGAAGTAGTTGAAGAATTTGTTGAAGATGTAATAGACGATGTCGAAGAAATTTTTGATGATGCTATTGACTTTGTAGAAGATGTAATTGATGAAACTTTAGATTTTCTATTTGGTTGGCTTATACCTGATATGCCTGATATGCCTAATCTTGATGCTCTGTTGGCTGGTGATGGAATATTAGTAAACAAAAGAAACTCTGATACTGCTTTGCCAGTTATTTATGGAACTCGTAAGGTAGGCGGTAATATAGTCTGGTTAGCAACCTCAACTGATAATAAATTCTTGTATGTAATTTTAGCTTTATGTGAAGGGCAAGTTGCAAGATTTACAGAATTATTTATTGATGATGAACTCTATGCTACATTTACTGGATCAGACTCAACATTTGGAACGAAAACGCTTATAGAAAGTATGTCTGCTTTAGGGACAAGTTCAACTGCTCCAAGTAATACTTCAGGACTTTCAATTGAAACTTCACACCCAGCATATCAAGGAACTGAAGAAGTTGATGGAACTGAAACTACACATTATTTAACAAACTTTACTTTTTTTAATGGAACAGATAGCGGACATTATTATCCAGGTGGATTAACTTCTTTCTCAGAAATTAATTCATTGGGTTGGGATAATACTCATTTAGGAAAAGGAATATGTCATGCGGCTTTTAGGTTTAAATATAATTCAGATGCTTTTAATAGAATACCTAAAATAAATTTTGTTATTAGGGGTAAGTTGGTAAACACAAATTTAAGTGGAACTTCAATGGCATTTTCTGCAAATCCAGCTTTGTGCTTACATGATTATTTAATTTCTACAAGATACGGAAAAGGTTTATCTGCAAGTGATATAGACACGACAGCCTTTACAACTGCTCAAGGAGTTTGCGATACAAGTGTGGTTACTCATGTAAGAGGTGGAGTAAATGCTGATGCAACAAAATTATTTGAATGTCATGTTGCATTAGGAAATAAAACAAAACTAATTGATAATGTAAAAACTCTAATATCTTCAATGCGAGGTTTCTTTACATATTCAGGAGGTCTTTATACTTTAAAAATTGAAGGTACTGGATCATCTGTTTTAACCATAACAGAAGATATGATGATCGGTGGTTTAAAAATTATTGGTGAAGAAAAAGCAAAAAAATATAACAGAGTAATTGCTCGTTTTGATAATGAAGAAAAAGCATATCAAAAAGATGAAATAAT